TGCTTTGTTCCATTATTTATCTTCCTTTGCATTTCTACTGGATCTGCCAGTATTTTTGCAGATAGTTCATAATTTTGTATAAACTGTGTATATCTATTTAATTCTCTTTGTGCTTCTTGGCTTTTTAATGATAGTTCTTGCATTTGCTGACTTTGTAGCTCAAAATCAGCTTGAATTGACTTAATTGTTTCTTCTTGAGTTGATATAGCACCTTCTAATGCTAAATTGTTTGCCTGTAATGTTTGATTTTGTTGATATAAGTAGTATGTGGTAAAACCTAAAAATAAAATGACACCAAAAAACACTTGTTGCATTATTCGTCCTCTATTATGTAATTTAGTCCTGAAGCACTTCTATATTCTATTAGTCTATCATTTGAGTCACGAAATTTCAGATGTTTTTCTTTTTGTATAAGAATTTTTTTTGATATATAGGTTTTATCATCTGAATCACCATATTCTTTATTAAAAGATACTGTAATTTTGTAGCGTTTTCTAAAAAAACTAATAATCCAGTCAATTATTGCTTTTATGTCCATGTGTACACCTGTAGCTTGTCTTTTTTACCTTTAGCTTCTATAGGTTCTAATGGTATTAGATCAAATTCTAATGCATTTGCTGTAATTTCACCAATAAGTAGATCAACACCTGCATTTTTTGTACCTGATTCAAGCCTTGCAGCTACATTAACAGCATCACCAATGGCTGTATAATCAAATCGTGTATTACTGCCCATATTACCAACAGTTGCATACCCAGTATTAATGCCTATACCAATTTGCACTGGTTTTATGCCTTCTGCTTTTAGTTCTTCATTCAAAACTTTCATATTATTTTGTATTTCCAAAGCACAAAGCAAAGCTTTATATTCATGCTTTTCTAAATCAATTGGTGCATTAAAAATTGCCATCATGGCATCACCTATATACTTATCAACCATACCTTCATACTTTTGAACTGCCGTTTGTTGTGCAGTAAGACACTTATTCATTATATATGTGACTTGTTCTGGCTCTAAAGTTTCTGATAATGATGTAAAACCACGCACATCTGTAAATAGATAAGTACAATAACGCTTTTCACCACCTAATTTAAGTAACTCAGGACTATTTTGTAGTTTTTTTACTTGTCTTGGATCTAAATAATGCTCAAATTGTTTCTTTATTTGTTGTCTTAGCTTGTATTGTTCTCTAAATCTAATATAAAAAGCTGTAGATCCTGCTACAAATTGTGAAATTAAAGACCATGTGACATCAATTAGTAAGCTTTTTTGTATTAGATAATAACCAAGAGATCCAGTAGAAGCCATCACACCAATACCTATGACTATACCCCATGTGATACCTAAACGAATCAATACAAGCCATATCATGCTTACTGAGAGCAAAAATATAGCTATTTCAACAGATAACGCATAATCTGGTATGTAAGGACTATCTTGAATTAAAATTGATTCTGCTAATGCTGCTTGTATTTTGTGTGGCTCAAGTAATCCAACTGGTGTAGCAATCTGTGGCATAACACCATTTGCAGTGACACCAACGATAACAAATTTACCATTGACTTCCATCTCTTTTAGATCTGTTTGCGGTGTATCTATCCAGCTAATCCATTTACGACCATAACTATCAGTTTTTACTGGTGGTATTCCTCTTATTGATATTTCTTCAATACCATTATCATTAGTTTTTATAATATAGGTTTTAATATTAAAAAGTGCTTTGTAGATTTGTGTACCAAAACTAGGTATCCATTCGTTGTCAGGTGTTTTCACCAATAAAGGTATTCTTCTAACAAGTTGGTCTATATCTGTGGGTGCAATAGCTAAACCTTGTAATGTGTGAATGGATAAGAGAGAAAAGTTTTGCTTCACACCCAAACTTATTATACCACCATTATCATCACCTTTTACAACAGTACCTGTAGCTTTTGGATACTCACCTTTGCCATCTTCAAACATTGCTATCACAGAAGGTGCATAACCTAATGATCTACCAAACTCTTCATCTCCACCAAATCTGTCTGCTTGTGGAAAGGATATAGCGTATCCTACACCTAAAGCACCTTTACCTAATATATCAAGTGTTATCTCAGCTAATCTTTGTCTTGGTAATGGATAACCACCTTCTCGTTCTACATCTTCTTCTGTAATATTAAGTATCACAAAATTACCAGAAGGCTCATATTCCTTCACTAATTTATCAAATGTTCTTAATTTTACTAACTCTGTTGGAGTAGTTTGAAATATAAGTGGCAGTGATAATAAAACTACTAAAGGTATAAATAATTTATATCTCATGACTCTTGTCTAATTGTAATTATATTACTGCTACCACCATTTATTTTAACGACTTTTGATACACCATTTTGCACAATAATTACAGTATAAGATCCATCAGTATCAAGATCTAATTTCACATTGGCTTGATTAGAAATTCTTTGCATTTTTACAACTTCACCCTGTACTAATGTAATAATACCAGTATCTGTGTCTTGACCTACTTTTGTTCCTGTAATATTTAAAGATGAAGCAATCTGTAATTGATCTTCTTCTTCTTTAACTGCAAGAGCGTCTAAAACATCAAGTAAGTCTTCAAGAAAATTGCCATCTGCCAAGTAGTCTATATCCAACTCCGTGAAATCTAGTTGATCTTCTTTTAAAAAATTTTCTGACAATGGATCGTAATCTAAGCCATTAAAATCTAAAATACCATCACTTGCGTTTGTATAAACAACCTCTTCCATAATTTCTTTTTCAGCTGGTGGGTTTATAATTAAAAGATTGTCTATTGAGTCAAGTGTAAGATCCAAAATTGCTGGTTTTGTGGGTGCAGATTCAAATACACTTACAGTAGTGGCTTCAAATGGTTTATTTAATATTACACTACCAACAGCAGTTATAACTTCAATTTCACCACTTGATAAACCAAACTTATCTGGCAGTAAAATTACAAGAGATCTACCTAACTCATCAACTGTAGCTGTAAAATCTGTCCCACGAATAGATATATTTGCTGTAGGTGTTTTTAGTGATATGTTTTGTTTATCAATACGATTCAAGTTGCCTGTTATGAATCTGGTAGTTCCAAGTGCGAATGTAAGAGCCATTTTAGACTTGCTTGGATCAGGATCATAAATATATTCATCAATAAGTAATTGACTGTGTTCTGTCAGTTTTACTTTTGAATCATCAAGAAATGTAATAGCCATACGACCATTTGTTGTAATGGCTTCATCGTTTGATTGAATACCTAGTTTTAATTCAGCTTCATTAATAGCTGAGTTTCTTAGAATCTGTGCGACACCATTTAATTCTGATATATCACCTATGTTAGCAACTTGTTGTTGTGCCATTAGCGTCATTTTGGATGACGCAAACAGTACCATTGTTACCATTGCTAATAATTTTGAGCCAGTCATTATCTAATGTACTTGATTGTGTAATATTAAATGTTCTTGATCCACCAGTATGATCTAAATAAAAATAACCACCTTGATAGCCACTACCAGTAAAATTAATAGTATTATCAGATCCATCAATATCCATGTAATTAGTACCTAAATCGTAATTAATATTAGATGTAACAGCGTTATTAGATCCATTTATAATCCAATCTAAATCTAAAGTTGATGCAATTGCACTTGTTGCTTGATTCAAAGTAAAAGAATTAGATCCACCAGTCACCTGAATATTAACATCAGATGTATCTGCACTGTATGTATTAGTTGGATCTGTTTGCATATTAAAAGTATTACTTGAACCAGTAAACTCAAAAAAACCAGTATATGAATCTGCAACTATTCCGCCAAGAAATTTGTTTAAACTTCCAATTTGATTAATATCTATCGTTTGTGAGTCTCCAGTGATTGAAAATGCACTCAAACTACCAGCTGTTGAATTTAATCCACCAATAATATTACCACTACCAGCAATTTGCTCTAGATCTATGTTTGAACTATTGCCAGCAGACTGACTTACATAAATTTCGTTGTCCGATGCAACTGCAACAAAACTGATGAGAAACAACGAATATAAAAAATATTTATTCATATTTCCAATACCCTCGTTGATAACCAATATTTACTATGTCTAATAATGCACTTTCAATTGCTTTTTGTAAAGCAATTGTGCCACTCTCGTTTTCTGCTCTACCCATTTCTATTTCTATTAACTCTGTACCAGCTTCAATAAATCTAAAAACATCTTGTGCAGATCCATGACTGTAGATTGTTTTTGTTTTAGTTTTTTCTACAAGTATTTCACCTGTGTTCACACTAATCATTCTTAATGATATTGTTACATTGTCTGTTCTATATATTTCTGATGTACCTATACCTAAATACCTTGCACCCATACCACCTGAAGTAAGATTTGTTTCATAAGAAACTATTGCACCTTGCATTAATACACCTGCAAAAAGTAAAGGCATAAGTGATGAATCAATTTTATTACCATCTTCATCAACCAATTGTTCTCTTGTGCTTCTAATAAGTTGTCTTTCTTTTGTTAGATTATCAAGACCTACTCTTTCAACAACAATCCAAAAATTACCCTCTGCTGTTTCTTTTAGTGCTTTTATTAACAGGTTTTCAGGTGCTTGTGTCAAAGCTGTGGAAAACAATGCAAACTCACTATTGCTTTTTCTTTGTCCTGTTTGATCTGTAAAAGAGTTGCCATAGACTGCAACTACTGGTTTTATAGTAGGTTTTTGTACGCTTCTAAGTGCTTCACTAGATAGTAAATCTTGTGGTTTATCTAAATCCTTACTTGGAAATCTAGCGTTATAGGTATCGTCTGATATGTCTAATAAACTGCAAGAACTAAAAACTAAAGTCACCAAGAGGTAGCTGTATGATTGTTTCATTACCATCTGCATCTACAACTGTTAGTGTTATCATTCCATCTTCTATTTTATAAGATATTGTGTTGCCTTCTAATTCAAATATGCCTTCTGTTTGTTGAGTTTCACCAAACATATTATTAACGATTTGTTGTGCTATTTTTGCATATATACGACTTTCTAAACTACGAATAAATCTAGCAAGTGTGGTATTTTCTTTGTCTCTTTTGATTTGGTCTTGAAGTGCTTTTAGTTCTTCTTTTATGGTCATTTCACGAGTGTGCGTTTGTGAATCTATTGTAAGATAATGTGAACTTGTACCAACACCACTGAATGAGGGTGATTTGAATTTAAAAGTTATAGTGTCTGCTTTTACATTAATAACAAAAATTCCGATAAATAAAAGCAGTCCAATTACGACCACACTATACAAAAGTTTTTGTTTGTGTATTTCTTCTGCTTCAAGTTCTTTTTTTGTTTTCTTCTTTTTTACCATAAGTTTCACTCTCCTTTAGTTCTAAGATAGTATTAACTTTCTGTTGTAATCGTATCATATCTTGGTCTAGTAGGCGAAGTTGGTCTGTCAGTCGTATTATTGTTTTCTGCATTTCTGATACTGCAGGATCAACAGTTTTAGTAATTGTGATCCAAACATAGTAAACAAAATAACCAAGACCAACGACCATGACAGTTGTGAACCCAAACTTCTCTATAAGAAGAACAATATCCATTAATCACGCCTTGCATCTATCTTCCCATCTTCTACAAAGTTTTCTGCTCTTGCTATTCTATCTAGGTCAGGTGCTAAATTTAAAGCACTAGATACACTTGTATCAATGCGAATCATATCGTTATTCATTATTGATGCTCTTGTGATAAGCATCTTGGCTATTCCTTCAACTGTTTTAATTTTATTGACTAAACCAGTCATCATTTGTTTCATTATTAGAAATATAAAATAACCCATAACTAAGCCACTAGCTATGGGTAATCCGACCTTTTCTATAAGGTCAAAGGCACTCATTACTTATCTTCGCCTTTAAAACTCTTTGATGCTCCTGAAGTACCAGCATATAAACCAAACCATGCTGCACCTGCACCAACAACCACAGATATAAGACCTGATTGTTCAAAGCTTGGTTCATCTAAACCCATAAACCACATTACTGTTGTGTATAACAGTATGATATATACAGTAAGGAATGCTCTTGGAAAAATACGCCATGAATCTACAGCTTGTGCTAAATGAATCCATTTTTGATGTGGATTAACATTTGTTACATCTTCTAGTTCTCTGATCTTATCTTTTAGTTCACCTATTTCTTGAATCATAGCCATAAACTTATTCAAGTCCATTTCTACTTCGTTTCTATCCATGTCGCCACCAAAACGACCACTTCCCATGTTATCCATAAAAACCTCCTTATTTATCCATATGGATTGCTTAAATCTATATCATCTTCTAATGATGATACAAAACCAGTGTCAATATATGTTAAAAAAGAATTTAATTCTAATTCTCTTATACTAAAATGTGCAGTTATCCAACCCTGAACAACGCTATCATTTACATCATCAATTTCTATGAATTCAGAATCAGATGTATCTTTTGTTAAATAATCAAAGGTAATATTTTGTTTTGTAACAGTTAATGAATTACTAGAGTTTGATGTTTCGTATGCATTAATAGTGTATTCAACTTCTGAAACTAATTGTTTACCACCTTCTACAATTTGTTTTGACTTAATAACATTTGGTGTAAATGTTGCTGTGTATTTTTTAAGAACTGCCATAATTAACTTGCACTAAATTTGATAAATCTTGCATCTGCAGAACCAATCTGTAATAAATTACCATCACCTTGTCCATATATAAATAAATTTACTGTACCTGTACCTGTATATCTAAATGCTAATGGTATATTTGTAGTATCAGCACTAGAAGTTAATCTACTTTCAGGTATTAAACCCATCATTTTTTCTAAATCAGGTGTTACATATCTAAAAGGATTAGATGTATTATCAGTGAGTTTTGTTGTGTCAGTTCCACCTGATGTTACTGTGGTATTTATTTGATTAGAAGCACTAGCACCAAAAGTACCATCAGAAAATAACAAACTAATTGATTTTACCTGTCCTGTACCACCAATTAATCTTACATAACCAATATAAAATCCTGCACCAGTACCAACACTTGTTATATGAGCATAGCGTTTACTATTACTATTAAAAAAACCAATACTACTACCAGCAACTAATCCACCATTAGAAGGTAATATTAAATCAGTAACATTTATTTTTGTTGCTGTTACTTGATTTGCTGCAATTTTATCTGTGGTAATAGCATCTGTATCAATTAAACTGGCAGTAATCTGTCCAGCAGCAATCTTTGCTGTAGTGATAGCATCTGCATCTATTTTATCTGTTGTTATAGCATTAGATGTAATCTTATCTGCTGATACTGAGTTTGTTGCAAGTTCATCTGCAGTGATAGTACCAGCAACAATATTAGCAGCAACAATTGCGTTTGCAGCAACTTTATCTGCTGTTACTGCATCTGCATTAATTTTTACTGCTGTGACTGCATTTGCAGCAATCTCTGTGGCAGTAATTGCACCTGCATTTATTTTTGCAGTAGTTATAGCGTTTGCATTTATTTTTACAGTTGTTATTGCATTTGAAGCTATTTCACTTGCAGTGATCGCACCAGCATTGATCTTTGCTGTCGTTATTGCATCATCATCAATTTTTGTAGTAGTTATAGCAGAAGCACCAATTTTAGCTTCTGTTATTGCACCTGCAGCAATTACATCACCTTGTATTGCATCAACTGCTATTTTTGCATTGGTAACTGCATCACTAGCTATCTTTACCTCTGTAATAGCATCATTAACAATGTCACTAACATCTACATTAGTGAAATTACCTGTTGCACTACCAACAAAAGCAGAATGCACATCTGAATGATTTACAGATCTTACCCAAAAGAAATAGTTTGTATCTGCATCAAGACCATCTTGTTTACCAAATACTACAGTTGTTTTTTTACCATTTGCACCATAAATAGTATCTACTAAGTGCGTATCATCTGTTGGTGTAGTATTAGATGTTCTTCTGTAAATCTTTGTTGCTTTTAGATCAGCACTTGTAGAATTTGTCCAAGAAACAACAATGTTAAAAGGTTTACTTGTAGAAGCAGTAAGACCTGTTGGTGCAGCAGGTGCATCACTTGGTGCAGATATTGTTATATTCACTTGGCTTGTATAAGCACTTGCAACACCATTGACATCAATATGTCTTGCTTTGACATTGTAAGTTTTTCCTACTACAACATTAGGTATTAGTGCTACAGATACGCCTTTTCCTACAGTAAAGTCTGAAGTATATGCACCATCTGTTGATAGCTTATATGCAACCTCAGTTAGTGTGACCTTATCACTAGAGTTGTTTGTCCAACTTGCTTTTATATCTACTTTTGTTGTCACACCATCTTTATTCGTTTGTTGTGCTAAAGATAAATTAGAAGGTGCAGTAACACTATAGTCACCTGTACCAACATCTGATCCTTCAGATTGTCCTGTTGTATAATCATTTGTAGCAAAATCAAATACACTAGATGCAGCTTCTCTTAGTTCTAATTTAGTAGCCATCATTGGCACATCATTGCTTGAAATTACTTCCATATTAGTAGATATAACTTCAAAAACTTTCTGTGAATAATCTAATCTGGTATTTGTCACATAAACCCAATCAGCAGGTTGTAATCTCATAAATTTAAGACTTGCTAATAAACTGATTGATGTAGTTTGTCTTTGACTTTTTAGAGCAATTCTTCCTAACCTTTGTGCCATTGTATCAGTGACTGTAAAGGGTAATTGAACTTCCATTTGTTTTTTGTAATTAGCTGTTGACTCACCACTTGGAGTATCTGCATTTAAGAATGTCGTATCTTGATAAACTTGTGCATCTGCAGCAACATAATTTTGTGTAGAATCTACATATATTGGTTTGACTGCATTAAATAAATTACCTGCATTTGGATTTGTCTGTACTTGCACTGCATCTAATAAATCATCATCTGTAATTGTAAGAGAAGGTGTTTGTGAAGCACCTGCAAACACATTAAATTTACCATTAACATAAGATAATTTACCTGCCATTGAACTCAAAATACTTTCAATTACACCATTACCATCTGCACTAAAATTAGTAAATCCATTTGATGTATATCTTTTTTCTGTGCTTGATCCATCAGCTAAAGTAACATTTTGTTCACAAGTGTTTGCTGCACTTGCAAAACCACCAGCATTAGTTGTGTCATTTATTTCGTCACTTACTGCTCTAATACCATACTCTGTATTTGTTAAATAATCTCTAATTTGCAAAGCAGGGTTATCTGTCCATACTGTGTTATTAGTTCTTGGATCAAAACATTTTTTACCTTTAACTAAAAATGATGTTGCAGGAATACCACCACCAAATGCTTCAGTATCAAATACCATTTGCATATATACATACGCCACTCCTAAAAATTTATCTGTGCTACCCATTGAAGAAAGTTGTGCGTTCATAAAACCATCAACAGCTGTCTGACTACCATCTTGCACAGTAAACCTAATTAATGCACCACTGCCAAAATTATTATCATTATCAGTATTTGTATAATCTGAGTTAGTCACAGTATGAACAGTTGATCCACTTATTGTGCTAGTTGTTGTTGTCAAATCATTATCATTAAGTCTTATGTTTGTTAGTTCTTCTATCTCATGTCCTGCAATTGCTACAACCATATGCAGTAAAAAATTATCTGTGCCAGATGTTTCCATATGCACAATTGTTCCACCAACTCTTGCTTTACCATAAATAAGTTGTCTTGGTGCAATAGCTTCTCTGGTAGCAAACTTCGTTCCAAAATTACCTGCACTTGCATTCAAACCTTTAGATGTCATTTTTCCAATGACACCACCCAATAAAGTTGTAGCAAAAGTTGTGTAAACTGCTGCTTTAACTGCAAAATCTGCTGCAAGGAAATCTAATCTTATTCCTGTCTTTACAGCTACGAATACTACTAGTGCTGCTACGACTGCTTGTTTAATTTGTTTAGCCATCTATTCGCCAAACTCCAAGAACTTTTACACCTGTTTTAACACCAATACAATCATCTGTTGGTGTTAAGATATACATACCATCACAAATACCTACTAGTTGTGACTCTTCCTCATATACAACTAGATCTCCCTTTGTCATAAAAGCAGGATTAATTTGATTAAGTCTTTTTGAGCTACAAGCTTTTTTAATACTATTAAATAAATCACCACCATATTTTTTTATTGCATTCATTGCAGTCTTTTCGTTTTTCCATTTAAGAGTTTTTGGTATTAGATCTTCTTCTGTAATTTCCTTTATAAGTGCATTTGAAAACTTACAGCAATCCCATGTACCCCATGCAAAAGGTTTGTTTTTATGTTTATCAATAAAAGAGTTAAATCTTATTTCCCAATCTAATACTTTTTTCATTATTTTTGTACGCTATTTGTTGCAACGCTATCATTTCCACGACCTGCTCCTCCACCACCACCAGTCGTACCACCACCAACAGCATCAGATGACTTACCCCATACTATTTCTTTATCTTGTAAAGAAGCAACTCTATTAAAACCAGTATCTCCTGAATGCAGGTAATTTTGAGATTCTTTTGTGTATCTAAAATTTGATGGTCTATCTAAATCAATTAGTCTATTCTCAGCATCAATAGTTATATTAGATCCATCAGGCGTATCTGTAATTGATAAAGTTGTCATTCTGCCTTTGAACAAAACTAGCGTACCAGCTACTTCATTGGTTTTACCCATTAGATAACCAAGAAACAAAGTTATAAATCTGTTTTGATAATTTTCTGTCAATGCAAGATTAAGAACTGTAGTGTCCATACCTGATATACCTACAGTTAGTCCTGCTGATTTAAGATCAGTGCTTTCTTCTACATTTCCAATAGATAGCAACTCACCAGCACCTGTATAAGATTCACTACTTATCGTTAAATCATCAATTCCTGTCCATAGTCTTACTGCACCTGAGTCAAACTCTGCTTTAATAGCAAGAAACATTGCTTGTTCATCTGCACCTAGACGATTGACAATAGAACTATCTAATCCTTGTCTTGTAGCCATCTAAATTACCTCAGTGCAAGAAAAACTTATACCATAGTTTGATATTCTATCTGCAGACCAACTAACCTCGTTGCTCGTTAATCTAAAATTACCTTTGGGATTTGTGAATACTACATGATGACCAGTTGCTAAATCAGACCTAAGTTTAGGCTGTATTTTTACTCCATAAAAATCTTTACCACTATCTGTAGTTGCAGTAGCATCTTCAGTGACCATAACGAGTTGTGCAGGTGTACCAGTGGTAGAAGCAGAAGATTGTATTTGTAAATAATCACCCTTTTTAATAGTACCTGTCGCACTATTTGTAGATGCTAGTAAATTCAAACCAGTAGCACCTTTAACATTGCTTCTTACTTTACAACTTGCAGTATTAGATTCAGTGGTTAGATCAGAATCAACAACAACTACAGTTGCACTGGTAACAGTAGTGACTTTATGCGTACCATTGTTTTCTTCATTTGTTGCACCTGTGACTACAATAAAATCACCAACTTTAGTGCCTGAAAATGTTGATGAACCTGCAGTGATTGTAGAACCACTAAATGATAATTGTACTGATGTATTATTTGTTCTTAATTCTGATGTTAAGAAAGCAGTAGAATATGTACCTGTATTACTTAAAGCATCAGGATCAGTAAACTTGAATGTATTCACTGGTCCATTAAGTTCCAAAAGAAAAGATTGCCAATTTAAAGCTACATCTCTTCGCATGGGTGGTAAAGAAACTTCTGCATTCCAACTTACACCATCAAACTCTTGTGTTTTAGTTTTACCTGTAAAAGGCGATACTGTTGTGCCTACTGTTCTAACAAGAGAAAAGTTACTTGTAATAAAGTTTGGTGTTGTAGGCATTGTTATTAATTTAGCCACCTTGTAATGCTCTCCTAAAATTACCACCTCTCATTGCAGATTCTGCAACTGCACCTTTTGTTACATCTGCTATTTGTGGCATGAGTTTCATAACCTCTGCTCTTACAGTAGGTACAACACCAGTAGCAAAGTTTATTGATTGATTTATTACTGTAGTGCCACCTCCCATAGCATTTCTACTATTCATATTGTTCATAATAGTACCTCCACTATGAGGTATAAATATTTCTGGTCCTCGTTCTCCAACAACTGTTGGCATTCCTTTTTGAACAGTTCCTCCACCAGCACTAAAGTCAAATGTTGGTAATGCGTTCATATTATCAGCATCTATTTGACCCTTAAAAACTGCGTTTAATATTTTATTAATTACTGCCATTTGCATAAATGTAGAAATAATTTGTGATACTAAACTTTTTGAAAAGTTTTTAAAACTTTCTAATGCATTTTGTCCTTCTAATAAAGCATTTACAAAATCATTTGTAAAAGATAAAGACATACTTTGTATAGCAGGTGCTAATACTTCTTGAAATGATTTAGCAGCTTCATTAGAATCTTCTGCAAGTTGTGTAAAAACTTCACCTAATTGTGTTTCATTTAAAATACCAAATTCTTCTAGTCTTTCTTTATTCTTTTCAAATATTGCACCTAAATTATCTTGTGCAATTGATAAAATTTCAGTATTACCTTTGGATTGTATTAGATGTTTTTCTACAATTCCAAATGCTTTTGCTAATTGACCTTTTATTAAGATACTCTGTTTTTCTTCTTTATTAAGTTTTTTTTCAGTTTCAAACGAAATCAAAAATTCATCTACTAATTCAGACTGTGCATCTTTTAAATTTCTAATTAAACTCATTAAAGCTAGTATCTTTTTTTCTCTTGCCCTAGCTTGTTCACCACCTTGTCGCATTGAAAGAGGTTGACTTTGTAAATCAGCGATTCTTTCTTCTAATCTAACTATTTCATCTGCGACTAAATCTAAATCTTTCTCTGTGTCTCCAGTCAAAACAATTCCTATACCCTCACCTCTGCTTGTAGCTAAAAATTGTGCAAACCTTGTCGCTAAACCTGCCATTGTGTCAGATAATTCTTTAAGTCCATCTGCAAGACCACCTTCCAAAATTTCATTAGTAAGTTGTTTAAAAGCAATTTCCATATTTGATGCTTTGGTGGATAAATTATCCATTTTGTTTTCCATTGCACCACCGAATTGTCTTTCTAAACTTGCAATAAGTGCTTGTACAATTAAGTCTGCACCTTCAGCAGTTGCACCAAAATCACCAAGTTCCATTCTTGATAAACCTAGTTCTTGTTTAAGTCCACCAAATACATCAATACCTCTATCAGCGATCATATTAAGTTCTTCTAAACCTAATCCACCACCAGCAGACCTTTGTACTGTTCTTATCAATGCATTGAATACACCTAATTGGTCTGTTGATGTACTAGCTGTATCAGCAAATGTACTTAACATATCATTCGCAGGTTCAATACCTGCAGATTTTAGTGCGATAAATGCTTGTGCTATTGTTTCTACCTGAAATGGTGTTGTTTGTGAAAATTCAAGTATTCTGTCCATAGCATCATCACCTGCTTTGATGCTACCAAATACTGTGTCTAATGAGTCTTTTAAATCCTCAAACATCATAAAGGTATTAGCCATACGACTTATTGTTGCACCCAAAGTAGCAATACCTGCAACTGCAGCTAATGCACCTACTTTAACTTTAGATAAAGAACCTGCCATACCACCAAAAGCAGCACCACCTGCAGCACCTGTAGTTTTTAACTTACCTTGTATTTGGTTTAAATCTTTTTTAAGCTGTTTTGTGTCAGCTTTTATCTCAATTACAAGTTGATCTATTGTTTTACCAGTAGCCATTAGTCAGGGTATAACTCCATCATTTCTTCTAGTCTATCTTTAGTCATAGGTTCATCAGGTTCATTTGTACCATGAAAATTTTTAAAACCTTTTATAGCAAGATACATCTCACGAGGAGATAAGTTCCAAAAGTCAGTAGGTCTCATGTTCATCATACCAATGCAGATTTTTACATAATCTGCCCAGTTGATGCTAACAGGGTTCATGCTACTTGTTCTTTTTTTTTATCTTCCTCGTCTGAGTCGTTATCGGTTAATGTTGCAGCTAAGAGTTTAGCTACTTCGGTTGATGCTACTACTATTCCTACTTCTTGAATTATAGAGCCTATCTTTTTGTCGTCAAAGTCATTGCCACCACCTCTGAGTGCATTTCTTAAAACAACAATGAGTGTGCGAACACGCACTTTAGCTTCAGCAATGGCAGTAGCTAATTCTAAAATGCCTTTATCTAGTTCGTCTTCAATTCTTACTAATGCATCTATTGTAAGTCTGCATTTGTAAGTTTCTTTACCAAGTGTTAGAGGTATTTCACCCTTCAGTGGATTCGCCATCTGACTTTTCTCCTTTATCTAAAGTTGCGTTTGCAACTTGTATTGTTTGTATATTATCTCTGTAATCTACATTTGTAGATAACACCTTAGTTTCTTTGCCATCAATGTTTACAGTCTCGCCAACTTTTACATGAGCAGGTAAAACAAGTTCACCTTTATATAACATTCCATCTACAAGACTTTTGTTATGTTTGACCTTAACTTGCTTCATATTACACTGCTGCGAATGTTATGTAACCTGCAGATTCAAATGTGAATGAATAAGTCGCTTCACCATTGAACTCTCCTGCAAACTCCATACTTGCAATCATAAAAGCACCAGTATATGTACCTAGATCAGGAATCAAGAACTGAAAGTTTTTAAATGCAGGTGTTTGTGCAGATGAACCATCAGATGTAAGTTGTTGTGCTTGGAAAGTAGTTCTAACAAGTGCTTCTGCTGTTGAATCAGTAAAAACTCCTGATCCACTAACTGAAATACTGTTCACCCCTGCACCAGCTAATAAAGTTCTTGTACCAAGACTATCTTTATTAGTTATATCTACTGCTTCATCATTAAGAGTTATTGATGTTGATCTTAGACCACCTATGGTTACGAAAGTAGAACCACTGGTGTTAATCTTCATTAAGACATCTTTACCTTTTTGTGCTGCCATATTTTTCTCCTATAAAATTAGTTTGTACCTAATATTATTGCTCGGAATCGCATGACTCCATGTCTAGTTACACCATCTGGGTCTCTCATTATGTCACTAAACTCAAATCTTAAATTAATAAGATTAAATCCAGTAACGCTTAGATTACTATCATGCAATAAATCGTGTATCTTGTCCATAATTTCCTTTGTTTCTTTACTTCCTTTGTATTGTGACCAAATGTGTATATTTATAGTGTATTCACCACCTGTTAGATCAACTGTGCTGTAATCTATAGCAGTTTCTTCACCCAATGCAATAAATGGATAAGTATCACCCTCAATAACCTCGTCAAAGACACCACAAGATAGCGTATCTGTTATAGCACTTACATTTAGTGCTGAATAAACTGCACTTTGTAATTGGAACTGACCAATACTCATTTAAGAACACCTTTTTTAAACATAGCATGTATTTTTCTACGATTTTGTTCTAATGCAGGTTGCATGAATGGTCTTTCTGTCATATTGGTTGTGCCAAACTCTAAGTGTGCAGAATATGGTGCTGCTGATATTACTTGACCTATGACACTGCCATCTGCTTTTTTATCTACATTCATAGTAATTTGACTTACTAAAAATCCTGTATCACTTGCTGGTGGTTGGTTGGGTGCAGATGCTCTATGTGATCTTCTTGGCTCATATTTTTGATATAACCTACCTGTGCCACCCTTAGTAATACTTTCTTTTGCAGTGTTTTGCACCATTAATGTTGCACGAGTAACAAATGTCTTTACTTTATTATCTTGTAATTTTTTATTAAGTTTTTTGTTAAATGCATCAAGATTTTTTATTTTTAGATCAACACTCATATTGCAACACCTTCAGCACAAAGCAGTTTTAAAAATCTATCTCTTTCATCTACATTTATAATACCTTTTATATCAAACAATCTATTACCAAAACTAATACGATGGTTTGTAGATATATTGTCCATGTGGCGAATTGTCACCTCATGTGTGACCTTTTCTTGCACTATCCCTTGTCTATAGGTGCTATCGGCTTTTAGTGGCTTGATATTGGCGTATATAAAAGTAACTGGTGTGTAAGATTGTGAGATACCACCACCAGCATCACGAGTATTTGTAGCAGTTTCTACCTTAACTCTAAAACGCATTTTGCCAATAGAGTTAGACATCTATCCCAAAGCCATTAACGATGAAGAACCTAATCCTCTATGTACCACATAAGGTGCATACAATGATCTAAGCATTGGTGGATAAGGTAATTTAGCATCATACATATCTCCTCTATGCTCGTATAGATATGCTATGTGTTGTAATATTCCTAATCTTAGTGGTTCAGGTATATTAAATTGTGATGTATATCCAACGACATATTTAACTTCAATTGCATTCGCTACTCTTAGTGCAGTTGGAAATGTTTCACCTGTTCTTAGTACTATTCTTGCTGGTTCTCTGGCACTATCTAAAAAATATTTAGAAGCTGCAAAAGTTGTTTCTGTATCTGAATCGTCAAAGGTTTTAACATGAGTCACAGAAACCACAGGACTTCTAGGTAATACAACATAATTTTTATAATAGTTTAGGTATGGACCAGTCCTTATACCTTCAAAAAGTGGATCATCTATATCCTCAAAAGCATCAATGAATAAAGTTAAAGTTTGTGTCATTAATGCTCTACCAGTATGTTCCTCACAAAACCTTCTAGCTGTTTCTATAAAAGGTCTTATGATTCTTTCATCTGTAGAATCATCTACTCGTAAATACTCTTTAACTTCCTGAAGTGTCACAGGTTCTTGTGTTGGCTCTACACTTACTACTAAACCTGCCATTAGTAAAATGCTCCTATAATCTGTGCAGCTATAATTAAAGCATATAAACCCCAGATCTGTTGTTCCATACGAATGAATCGCTTAGAACCTGATTCCATACGCCTTTCTATGTTTTCATAGCGTAACGCACAAATTTGTTCGTGTAGTTCAAGTTTGCTTGTATCAGTTGGGTTTTTTATCTCCGCCATTAGCACTTTCTTCCTCATCTTCCATTGGTTCTGGAAGATTGTCTTTTAGTTGTTCCATGTAATGTGCTATAAGTATGTCGGCTTTTTCTACTTCAAAATTTGCATTTGCAATAATATCACTCTTGCTTTTTTGCACGACTGACATTTTATTAAAAATAAGCTTACTATCTTCAGACATATCATCTACAAGATATTTTTTACTTACATCAACATCATCAACTTTTTCAGTCATAGTTAGAACTTGTGGTTCTTCATTAACTGTATTTTCTTTAGCTTCTGCCATAATTAATTCTCCTAATTAAAAGTATTAGTCTATCACTATCCTTCTAATGTTTCTATTCTAGTTTTTAAATCTTCTATAACTGCTTGTTGTTCTTGTATAGCTTTAGTTAAAAGAGGTATAAGTTTACTATTATCAAGGAATTGATATTCAGGATTACCTTTTTCATCTAGTTTATCTTTATCACCAGAAACAGCTTCAGGAACTACACTTGCTACTTCGTGTGCTAAGAATCCATCTAATGTTGTATCTTTATCAGTTTTAAAATTAAATTTAGCAGGTTTTAATTGTTTTAATAAATCTGTAGCGACCCAATTATAATTTACATTTTCTTTTAATCTATAATCTGATAAATTTTGATAAGAACAAGAAGTGCCTTGTAAGTGTATTCTACCAATTAGACCATTACCATTAAAAAAATTAGCAACTTCGGCAGCACCAGTAGTTGTTGTTGCAAGAAATAAATTCATTCTACCAGCAGAATCATTTATAAATGCTGAACCACCAACAGAAGTACCATTAGGCGATGATGTTGTTCCAAAAAATATGTCTCCACCACTCGCAATACTCATTCTTTCACTTAAATTACCAGAAGTTCCATCAGATGATGTAAAGAAACTTAAAGTTCCTGCACCATTACTAGTATTAGTTAATTTACTTCTGATAGCTGCAGGAACAGCACTATTAAATTGAAATCTTAAACCTGTCGTATGATTTGCTGAACTTACACCTCTATTTTGTACTGAAATACTATCTGTTCCTGCAGTTGCAGAATTGACATCTACAGTAAGTAGATTAGAAGGATTCATTTGATTTATTCCTAATTTTCCATCTCCAAAAAGAACCATTCTTTCTAAAGTACTACCACTTGTATCTGTTGTAGCAAATCTTAATTGTGTTTCTTCATTACTATGACTGTTAAATCTAGCACCTATAGATGCCACCATAGCAGAATCGTTCCTAAAGAATAAAGCTGCATTATTATTGTCTGTTGTACCTGCATTTTGAATTGTTATACTAGGAACATTACCTGCACCAACTGCTGTAAACAAATCTCCTGCAGAATTATTAGTGCCTTTTACATGAAGTTCAGTTTGAGGACTGGTTTCTCCAATACCAACCTTGCCTGCACCATCAAAAACCATATCTGTTCTGCTATCTGTAACATCTCTGATTTCTAATCCTGTATTACTAACTCCACTTCTTACTGGTGCAATAACCCAACTATTATCAGGATTATCAAATTTATTAGTCATTGTTATAGCAGCACCACTACCACCTGTGACTCCTGTAGAACCTGCTGATAAATGCAACAAGGTATCAGGACTTGTAGTCCCAATTCCTAGCTTCCCACCATCAAACTTCATTTCAACACTACCAAAGTTATCTGTAGAGAAGTTTATAGCCCTACCACCACCTGCTGTACCTATGTTGAAGTCTTGACCATCTGACCCTGTAATTATGTCATCAGCAGTACCACCAACACCAAACTTAACTAATGGGGTGGAAGTATCTCCCATAATAATTTCATTCTTATCACCAACAGCATTAGTATTTAATTTAAGAGTAAAGTCTCCACCTGTATTATCAAATAACACTTCTGTACTATTAACAGTTAATCCTGTAAGAGTACCAAGACTTGTTATATTAGTTTGTGCTGCTGTTGATAAAGTTCCTGCTAAAGTCGTTGCTGTCAATGTTCCTGTAACTGTTACACCACCACTAGCTGTAGCAAGTTTTGCACTGTTATCGTGATACAGAGTAACTGCTCCATCTGCTGAAGCTACTATGCTTTCTTCATTAAGTTTGGCTTGTATATGCACAGCACCATTTGTATCTGCTATGTAAATATTACCTGTTGAGTTTGCTATGTAGCTGTTTGATCCATCGTGATAAATTTCTAGGTCTCCACCTGTACCTATCTTGATCTTATCGTTATCACCCATGTTTAGGTGTGTAGCTAAAGTAAGTTCTCCTGTTACACCTAGAGTTCCTGATATGGATATATTAGTGTCAAGCTTTGCACTAGTAATAGCACCATCTACAATAAGTTCACTTGGTACTAATGTATATGACATTATTTATCCTCCAGTTTTGCTTTGAGTTCTTCTACTTCTGCCGACAGTTGTTGTATTGATTTTACTAAAATAGGTATTAAATGTTCGTATTTAAGTTTATAGGAGTCTGGATTTCTTGTATTTACTATATGGTCTTCTGTCCAACCTATTGATTTTTCTATTTTTTGTATTTCTTGTGCAATAAATCCTACTTGTTTTGTAGTTGATTTTTTTGAATGATCTCTCTCTCCATATTTTTCATGTGTATGTGGATAATAATTATCTCTA